AATAATAGTTTAATTCCTTTAAAGACTGGAGGAGGAAGTCCTGGGGGAGCAGATGATACATATTATGTTCCTATGACATTACCTTCAGCAGGAACAGATAAAGAATTTAGAGTACAAGTTTTAGATGAAAATTTTAATGTTATAGCTGATAGTGGAATTTATAGAATGACTATAGCTGATAGTGGAGCAACTGTTCCAGACGATTATGAACAACAGGTAGAAATATAATGGCTAATTACGCACTAATGAACCCAGGAAAATATCATTTAGGAGAACCTTTTGATTTTCCTCCTAAACAAAATTTGCCTTTTGATGATAAAAATTTTATTTCAAATGTGAAGTGGAAAACATCTGTTTTGTTAAATACAAGAGTTTATATAGGAAATGTAGAAATAGTTGAATCTGATGGCACTACAAGAATTTTAAGTGATAGTATGTTTAAGAGTAAAAGTAATAAATATGATTCATTTACATTAGATAGAAGAATTGATGTTGCTGTTGCTGATGGTGAGGAAATTGTAAGGCTTGCTACATTCGCAGATAGAATATTACAATTTAAAC